ATATGGTGCTTGCACTCATCGCCGGGATTACGGAATATAAATGATAAAACATTTCAAGAATCTCAACAAAAATTTATAACGGAATATAAAGATGTATGAATATAAATGTACTTTGGTTAGAGTTATTGACGGTGATACTGTTGATGCTTTAATTGATCTTGGATTTGACACCCAGGTAAAGAAAAGAATACGTCTACATGGTATTGATACACCTGAAACCAGAACTAGAGATAAAAAAGAAAAGAAGAAGGGTCTAGCTGCAAAAGCTAGATTGGTAGAGCTGTTGGAAGATAATAATAATAAGATGATATTAAAATCTAAATCATTAGGAAAATATGGACGTGTTTTAGGTGAACTGTTCTTGGATAAACAGGAAGATTTCTCTCTTAGTATGAACATGATACACCACACCTCTATTAATAGACTATTAATAACTGAAGGTCACGCTAAAGCGTATTTTGGTGGAAAGAAGAAATAATGAAAATTGATAATGATTTTTATGAAATAGTAATCGCCTATAACGTATTAACAGATGTCAGTTATTTATCGTCAGTAATTGATTATATACAACCACAATATTTTAAAGATGGTAATATTCGCAGTATTGTTAATGTTATTATTGATTATTATAAGAAAAGAGACGAAGTACCTACATTAACAGAAATTAAAGGCTATTTAACAACACCAGAGTTAAAAGATAATTTTAAAGCAGTAATTATATTGTTTACAGATTTTGATCAAAAATTTAATAAGGATGAATTATATGAAAACACTGAACGGTTTTTAAAAGAAAAAGCAGTGTATCATACATTATTAGATGTAGCTGACCACGCGACGGATGAAGATTTAGATACTAATATAGTGTTAGAGAAATTCGAAAAGTCATGCAATGTAAATTTAGCTACGGACATTGGACTAGACTATTTTGACGATATAGATATACATATTAAAGATCTTATAACAGTGGATAATACTATATCATCCAAATGGGAATGGTTGGACCGTAAATTAGGAGGAGGTTTCTTAGAAAATGGTCGTGCAATTTATGTATTCGCCGGCGAAACCAATATCGGTAAATCCATATTTTTAGGTAACGTAGCTAAGAATATTAGTGAACAGGGAAAAACAGTATTACTGATCAGTCTAGAAATGTCAGAGCTGGTATATGCTAAAAGATTAACAACTAATTTAACACAGATACCTATTAACGATTTACATAATAGAACAGATGATATTAAAGCGGTAGTTGAACAATATAAGCGTAATCATAATAATTCTCGTGTACTGGTAAAGGAATTCCCTCCAAATACAATAACGTGTAGTCATTTAAAAGGATATATTAAGAAAATAATAGATAAAGGTATTAAAATTGATACTATTGTTATAGATTATGTAAATTTATTAAGAAGTACCGTGGGTAATAATTCGTATGAACGCATTAAAGACGTAACTGAACAGCTAAGAGCGTTAACATATACGTTTGATTGTCCTATAATTACAGCTACACAGTTAAATCGACAAGGATATAATGAAATAAATCCTAGTTTAGACACGATAGGTGAAAGTATAGGTTTAGCCGCAACAGCTGATTGTATTTTTAGTATATGGCAGGAAGAAGAGGATGCCGAGCTGGGTATTATAAAGTTAGGTATTATGAAAAACAGGTTTGGTGAAAACTATGGTGGTATAAGCATGCGCATCGACTATAACACTTTGACATTATCAGAGGATAATACTTTTTCTGAAGACAGGGACATTAATACCGCTATGAGCACATTAGATTTCCTGTCAGATACTGAAAGTTGATATATAACAAGTGGTTATATAAATAATAATTAATATGAAGAAATATATGGTATTTACCGACTGTGATCTCGATGGGGTGGGTAGTTATTGTGTATTTAAGTGGTTTACTGGGAATAAAGATATACCATGCGAAATAACAACCGTTAATAATTTTAGAAAGACATTTACAACGTGGTTACAAAATAATAAATTGAGTAATTATGAGAGAGTGTTTATTTTTGATTTAGATGTACACGAATGTGCAGATTTAGTTGATGATAGTAAGATTACTATAATAGATCATCACGAGACACATGTAGATAATGCAAAATATAATAAAGCTACTACAATTCTTAAAACATATACTAGCTGTAGTAAATTAATATATAAAGAATTAAGCAAAGTATATCCTAAAGTAAAACTAACACCCCAGCAAAAACTTTTAATATTGATGATCGATGATTATGATTGTTACGAATTAAAGGTACCTCATTCATATGATCTTAATATAGTACTATGGAGCTATAAAGGAAAACGATTAGAAAAATTTGTTAGAGATTTTGGAACCGGATTTTACGGATTTACATCTTTTCATCAAAATATGATTGATTTTAATTATAAGAAAATAGCTAGATTAAAGAGAGAATGTAAAGTACATCAAGCATCTATACCTATAGGTGGCGATACATATAAGTTTGTTAGTACTTTTGCTGATTCATGTATTAACGAGATGGCCGATTATATACTCGACGTTCATGATGGAGATATAGGTTTAGTGGTTAACGTGAGGACCAAAAAGGTTAGTTTTCGAAAAAATAAAAGAGTAAAGATAAATTTAGGTAAATTAGCCAACCGATTGACCGATGGTGGAGGTCATGAATATGCCGCCGGTGGTATGCTTAATGAAAACTTCTTAGAATTTACCAAGCTATTTCAACCAATAGATTAATATATGGATATTGTAAAGACCATAATTAATAATACCGATCCAGTTCATATAGCGTATGAACGAGAATATGGTCATTTATTTTTATGTTTCTGTACATTTATATGTATTGTAAAAAATAAAAAGCTAAATTTACCAAACATATTTCTATTATTATTACAAGATAAAAATTTAAGGGAAGTTTTTAAATGTATATGTGATGTTGAGACTGACTATGAAGTTCTTAAATGTTTCCTCCAGCATGACCCAACGTTACATCGGTCTAAGTATATTAAAAACTTTTTAGCAGCGAACCAAGACTTAAGACTAACGTTCTAATGACTGATTTTGAGAAACGAATATATAATTCGTATTTAGCAGTAACACGCAGCATGAATGACAAACCTTTCCGCTTACGGAAAGACTTTAAGAAGTTCGAAGAGAAGCCAGAGTACATTTATGTAAAAAAGCTTGCAAATCTATTCAACAGACACCATAATATTAATATTGACGACTTTTTCAGGGCACCATTCACCGTGTATCAAGATCCGGAGATATATAGCATAAAATTTTATACAACACAGAAAGCAATTAAAGTATATAAAATATACCAAAACAAGTTGAAAACAAATCTAAAGTAATCTATAATATATATAACGTAAAAAATATGAACACATTCACGACATCAATGTTTGACAGCATCAAAGATGCTTTAAATAAAAGCAATACTGCTAATAAGACAGCAGACATCCTTAGAACAAAACCTGGGAATTCATATGAGGTAAGACTGTTACCCAATGTTGAGGACCCTGCTAAGACTTTCTATCACTATTATAGTCATGCATGGGAGAGTTTCTCCACCGGGCAGTATATTACTGCATTAAGCCCAACTACGTGGGGCGAAAGAGACCCCATCGCGGAGATGCGATTCCAAGCTCAACGTACAGGCACTGATCAAGAAAAAGCAAAGGCGACCGCAGTTGTTCGTCGGGAGCAATGGTTAGTTAATGTATATGTTGTTAATGATCCAACGGATCCGGAAAATAATGATACTGTAAAGATTTTACGCTTCGGGCGGCAGCTTCATAAAATTATTATGGATGCAATTGAAGGCGAAGATGCAGATCAATTTGGACCTCGAATTTTTGACTTAGGGAAGGAGGGTTCTAGTTTTCGTATTAGGTGCGACAAGCAAGGTGATTTCCCAACATATGTTTCTAGTAAATTCCTCATGCCGGCTGCTATTGATGGTGTTGATGACAAAAGATCTAAAGAAGTATATAGTACTAGCCATGAGCTTGAAACGGTATTCAAGGCTCGTACGTATGATGAGCTTAATAAGATGTTACAAGAACATTATTATTGTAATAATGGCCCGGTTCAAGAAGTCTCACCACCATCAAGTGATTACGGTCGGAAAGAAGCGGTAACTACTGATGATGATGATGATGAGGTACCTATGACGTTTGATAAAAAAGAAGAATCATCGTCTAGTGAGGATGATCCTTTAGAGGATGATAAGATCAAAGAGTTGTTAGCTGGTTTAGATGATGACTGATGAACCACCTCCAGGTTTAATACGAGACCATAACGAGCCACAACAGTTGGATAATACTGATGCGGCCGCAATCGCTAGCTTAATCAAAGTAGCCGGTGACACATTACACACCGTTGATAGTCAAAACGTAGGTGGTAATAGTAATATTAAAGCACTTCAAATGGACGGGAGACAACTAATTGGTAATTTACCAATTGATAGTCCACCTAAACCACAACCTACTACGGTACCTCCACCGGTTATATCGTCTCAATCGGCTCCTCCACAGCCGAGCCCTGTCCCGAACCCGGTTCCTCAGACCGTGCAACCACCACCGGTTGTAGAAAATCGTGTAGAAGTAGTTGCTGCAATGGAGGTGGCATCGGAGCTAGCGGATAGAGTTAAGAATTTAGAGGAACTGGTACCCGCTTTAAATAAATGTACTAAGTTTAAAAGAGGTATAAGTTATAATGTTACTACTGCAAAAGTAAAAGGCGAATATAAAGACCCGGCACTAATATTAGAATTAGTTGCTTCTTCTCTTGCATCTGGTGCGAGAAGTATTACAATTAAATTTAATGGTACTAAAAATACAAAACCGCGCTGATTTCCTAGGTCGCTTTCTTTCACCTATTAATAAATTGAGTGAGAGTGTTGTTTTAAAGGTTAGCGATAAAAAATATACAGCTATCACTTCTAGTAGTGATGGTACTTTAATTGTATATTGCACATATAAACAAAATAACGAACTGGATGATAATATATCACTTAATATACCTGATATATCAAAATTAATTAAAGTGTTATCCTGTATATCAACCGATAGTATAGAATTAAATTTTAATAACAATAATATTGAATATAAATCACCTAATGTTAGTTTTAAATATCATTTACTAGAAGACGGTATTATAGAAGTACCAGCTGTTAATATAACTAAGATTAAAAATATTGACTTTAATTTTAGATTTACAGTTACAACAAATACTATTAATCAATTAATTAAAGGGAGTACCTTTACAACAGACACTAATAAGATATATTTTAATACAAAAGACGGAAAAGTATATGGAAGTCTAACGGACAATCAACGACATAATGTAGATAGTTATAGTCAAGAAGTTAGCGATTCGTTTGCAGGTGAACCACTAGCTAGTGACTTAGCTCTTAGTTTTGAAAATATTAGAATGATTAGCGGAATCCGGTTTGATAAACTTAATGTTTTGGTAAATCCTGAGCTTAATGTATTTTTATTTGATATCGATTTAGATGATATCAAGATTAATATAATATCGTCCGGTTATATAAATTAAATGAAAAAAAAGAACAATATATATACATTATCTTATTTTAAGAAACGGTTAAAAGATAGTGGATACACAGTATGGGGCATTTTTAATAAGTATAGTGATAGTGATCCACGATATTGGACAGTACTTGTTAATCCAACTGTTGACTCTGTATATATAACTTGCTTTCTTAATAAAGAAGAACTTTGGGGATCACCGGAATTTGAATTAAACGATGGAGGTAAGAGTTTTCAAAAAAATTTAACTATACAGACATCAAGTATGGAAATTATTATTGATTTTTTGATTGATAAGGGTATAGTACCTGATACTAGCATTTATTGCGAGAATACATAAGTATTCAAGTAATGACAACTATTGGATCGAACGACAACTCTAAAAAGCCAAAGAGAAAAAAGGCAGCCAAACGAGCGAAAAAGATAGTGAAGAAGGAAGAACAGTCACCTGAGGAGGAACAATTTGATCCCGGGCTTAAGAGACAAATTCGCGCCGCGTTACAGCTACATTTAGACGAATTTGTAAAGAGAAAGAATCTATCTCATAAACAAGTCCAAGCTGTTAATTCTTTTATTGAAGAATATCTTAGCTGTTTTGTTTTATTAGGATACACGTATGATGGTTTCCCGGTGACTGTTGTAAATGCTAAGAGTCCAAAAGATTCAGATTCTTTAGGTACAATGCTCCAAAAATTCTTAATTATGAATATGGATGTACCACCACCTCCGAATATGTTTTAATGAAAATATTAATCCTCGGTAAGGGGTTTATAGGAAAACGTCTCGAGACATACTTATCTACTTTTTTTGAAGTTGAATGTATCAATAAAGCTGAGATTGATTATACCTCCCGGCAAGAACTAGAAAAATATGTATATTGGCAAGGGTTAGACGTTATTATAAATGCTAGTGGATATACAGGTAGCCCGAATGTAGATGCATGTGAAGATGATAAAGATAATACATGGAAATACAATGTAGAATCACCTTATAATATACACAGTGTATGTGAAGACCATAGTATTAAAATGGTACATATATCGAGCGGCTGTATATATGATGGATATAAAAAAACATTTACAGAGCAGGATGAGCCCAATTTCGGGATGTGGAGTGAATATAGTAGCTGGTACAGTAAAACAAAGCATGCTTCTGAAATGCTACTTAAAGACAAAGATGTTTATACAATGCGAATACGTATGCCATTTTGTGGTGACGATACTTCTAGAAATATACTAGTAAAATTATTAAAATACGACAATATTTTGAGTATGAGAAACTCTTTAACAGGTGTAGAAGATTTTTGTCAATTTATGTATTATTTTTTAACTAAAATTGATGAAATCTCACCCGGTATCTATAATGTTGTTAATCCTGAACCAATAACAGGTGAGAGGATAATAGAGCTATTATCAGGCTATGGATTATATAATTCTGAATGGAACATAATTACTCTAGATGAGCTATACGAAAAGCATACTAAAGCTAATAGGTCTAACTGTATTTTAAATACTGACAAAATTTCTAAGTTGAATCTTTCCCTTCCAAACACTATTAATAGCTTGGAACAACAGATACGATCATTAGTTAAGCAAAAGAAATGAAAAAGATATTAAACCAACTTAAAAACCTGGTAAATATAGCTAAATTAAAAAAGCCACCCAACACTTTAAAGAGAAACATGTATGCCGTAACACAAGGCACATATAAGGGTGAATTTTTAGTATATATAAATCAAAATAATGATAATATGTATTTCCTTTCATTACCTGACAATACAGTTAGGAAAGTACCAAAAAATAAGTTTCATTCGGCTGAAAAAGAGAATATAATAGAGTTTATTGAAAAAATACCAAGTGACGTATATGAAATCTGCATCGCACAATACAACAAATCGAAAACCAAAGAAGATCTTAATAGATTCAAGTAATCTATTACATAGAGCTCACTGGATTAGTGAGAATACGAAGAGCTCGGTCAATCCGGCATATATTTTCCTAACCAGTGTTAAAAAGTACGTAGAAAAATTCAATTCTTCGGAAATATACTCAATATGGGATAAAAGACTAGTAGAAGGTAAGAATTATCGGGAATTGCTAACGAAAGAAAGCTATAAGGGTAATAGAGATAAAGAAAGATCTAAAAGAGTATA